GCATCATAGGGGTCGGGTGCGCCAAATTCAGAACACATAGGTCAAGACTTTAAGGATTGCGAATGGGGCGAGGAACAACAAGGTTACAAGCGTAAACCCGAAGGCGTAGGCTTTGTAATCTTCAATAGTTTGAGGCTTTTTCATACTCTTGATTTGTTAATTGGTTTCAACAAATATAGTTGAAAAGATTAAACCACCAAATCTTTTGCAAAAAAAAAGAGGGATTTATTTTCCCTCTCTCCATTGGGTGTAGCACACCGCTAATCTTTGCTCTTGGTCTGGAAACTCTCCTTGTAGTTCCGACATACATCTTGAGATGAACTCTTGTTGGCTTTCGCCACTTGGGGTAGGTAGAGGCATTACTTTATCTTTTTTCCGTTATTGATATTTAAGTAACCCACCTTCTTGACTATTCTCTCATTGTTTGAGAAGTCGGTGGTTCGTGGCATCTCTCTCTCCTCCCATCGTATCTCTTGATCATCCAAGTAGAACGCCCAAATACCAATAGGGGTTGAGTTGATGTATACTGGTCTTGTCTGGAATCGTATGGCTCGTTGCATCAAGGCATCGTACTTCGCCCATTCAATCAACAAGTCATCGTAGTGGCTGCGCCGACACTTGAGTTCAATATCCATCTTGTACAATTCCGAATAGCAATCATACTTGGAGAACTTATACTCCGACATCTTCAAGTCGCGGAGCATCGTCTTTACGAACTCAAATAGTTGGCGTTCCGTCATAGGCGTCATAAACCGCTTGAAGCTCTACAATGCGTGTCTTTAGACAAGATCCACAATTTGTAGCCTCTACCCTTGTGTTGAATATGCGGTTGTAGATTTGATTTATTGTTTGTTGCTCGGCCATTCGGATTACGGCCTTTCCTTTGATCGTTCCCAAAAACTCGTATTCTTCTTTGGTTAGACATTCGGGCTTCCGATACCGGAAGATCTTGTTGAGTTTTTGCTTACGGGCTTCGCATCCGCAGTCAATCCCCGTTTGTTCGCTGAACCAATCAACCGCAGCCTTGATGCCCGTCGCGGTTGTGATCTTTTCTACCGTATCGCCAAGACCTTCACTCTTGCGAGGCCTTCCACGCTTGGTAGGTTTCTTTGCAGTTTTCTTGGATTCGCTTTCTTCCATTGTCTAATGTATTCCAAATTGAACGCTCACTAATTTTTGTTTCTTCGCTGATCCGCTTAATGGTCATATCCGTGTTGTGATAAAGTTTAAAGAGCTTCGTGTCATACCAATGCCACCCTTCAACCTCATTCCACAATTCATCAATCAAATCGTTGTGAGCCGTTTCCATATCATAGTTTGGCTCATCAATCTCCCCATCTAATTCTTCAAGCTCGGTAAAGGTCAGTCCTTTCTTTGAAGTTATATAGAGGTTTCTTAAAACGACAAAGACGAAGTAAGTATTCACCTCGTCCTCATTGTACATTATGCGCTCGGGATTCTCCACATACTTGTGCATTCGCAAGTACATATCTTGGACTAAATCTTGAGCCGAATCTCTATCCGCCCCGAAGGACATAGCCATACGAAGCCACTCGTTATGTCGTTTGGATAGAAGTTCAAGTATCACGAAATTATTTGTACAATAAATACGCCAACCGCAATTTGCAGTTCGTAGCGGTGTCCGATCTCCTCATAGCCATCTTCACCCCAATCAAGATAATTGATTCCGAACATAACGCCTACAAGGGGTGAGATCCTAAAAGTCATATCAGTTCCTTTAGTTTGAAAAACTTTTCTTTGTAAATATACAAGTTCTCCACCTCTTTTTCCTTTTCGGAGAGTTTGGCTTTCAGTTTGTTAATGGTGTTGAGCATATCTCCGATGGTTAGTTGTTGATCTATATCATCTCCCAAGATATTCTCACGAACTGCTTCCGCTTGTTTAAATAACCGCTTGTAGTCATCGTACATCATATTACCAGAATGGGTCTTTTTGTAGTGTACCACGCTTGAATGGTCACGACCCAAAACGGAGGCGATGTCTACTACCTTAAAATGTTTGTAGAAGGCATTCGCAAAGGCGGCTCGTGCCAAGACATTCTTGCGCTCATTGTTTAGGGAGTTCTTCCCTTGAAAGAAAGTATCTGATGCGATAACGAGTTTTCCTAAATCCATTGTCCGTTCTTGTATGTTACTTCGTCACATTCGTGATTAGCAAATTTAGTATTTAATTCTTTAAGGCTCATTTCCCAAATGCCCCGTTGGCTTTTGATGGTGAGCATCGTTTTTTGCTGGAACTCATCGCAAGGAGTACGGCAAGTACATCCCTTGCAGAAGACAGTAAGTCGTTCCGTGATTTCAAAGACCTCTCCCTTTTTAGTTCGGATATGGTCGTTGGGTTGAAAGTTTCTAAAGATTCTCGGCTGCATTGTCAAGTGCTTTTTGGAGTTTGTCAATGGTTTGCTTCATCTCTTGGTTCTCGTATTTGAGTTTGGCGTTCTCCAATCGTGCCTCATTGAGGAATCGGTTGGTGCTACGCTCGTAGTCAATAAAGTAGTTCATCACCCTATCCACCTCCACAAGGTCAATAATCTTGTTGATGATGTCATTTTGCTCCGTATGGGTTTCCGCATAATTGGCAAGGTCATTCAACCAAATGAGGATTGCCCCAAGAAGCATTTGCTTCTCTCGGATATGTAGCTCGTTGAAGGTGGGATCAGAAGGGAACATCCTCTTGGTGTTTAGGTTCGGGTAAGGTAATCAAATTCTTGTAACCTATTATGTATCCGACATTGTACTTGATGGATTGAATCCTAATCGGTTGGTCAAGAGGGGTAGGTCTACCTCCCGTTTCCAACTCCTTCACCTTACGGATGTGGATGTCCGTAAATATCCAATCCGTTTCGTGTTGGGTGTAGCGATGTACCACCATAAACTCATCCGCTCGGTTTACGAACTTACCACCGCCCTCAACATCACTCGCCATTGGGGGAATTGGATGCCCTTCGTATGGGTGACCCTTGAAATGCACCTTGCGGAGGGCTTCGGTGGCGGGGTGAGTGTTGAGGATTAAGGTGGCGTTAAACTTCTTGCAGAATACTCGTATATGGCTTGTCGCTTCGTAATGGTATTCGTGAGAGGATACCTTGCCCAAACGCTTTTGGTTTATCGTTAGGGAGTTGTAAGGGTCTATCAAGACACCCTCAAAAGGGAACTCATCGTAAATCTCCTCCATCGTTTCCAGAAGTCCGAAGACATCGTACAGTTGTTCGGGATCAATAAAGGCAAAATGCCCTTGAACGAAGTCGTATTTCCTTGCAAACTGCACATCATCAATGTAGTTGATTTGCTTCCCACATAAGAACTCAATCAATTTGCGTTGAATGCTCTTGACATCGTTCTCTGATGAGTATACCAGCCACTTTGTTCCGTTGTTGAGGGTATGCAGGAGCATTAGGTAGAGCATCGTGTGGGTCTTGCCGACATTGGCGTGACCCGTTACCACGATGAAGTTCCCTCGCTTGAATCGCAAATAGTCATCTATCTCCGAATGACCAAACTTGGAGGCTTCGGGGATTTGACCTTTACGGGCTTTTTGGAGGTAGTCAAAGACATCTCCGTTCTTTATGAGGGAGGGGTGAGTCATAGAAACAAAGGAAAGAAAAAAACCCCTCACAAGGAGGGGCTTGATTTTAGAATGGTGAACTTTCTTGGAAGTGATTGGCGTAGGATGCGCCTTGCGCTTGTGCGCCCGTGACTACGAAGAGGTACTTATCCACAAAAGAGGGGATGTCGGTGATTTGTAGCTTGCCACTTGCAACGAGGTCAATAGCACCTTTGAACACTACGCTACGAGCGATTTGTTCTGAATTGTCTTGCTTCACCTTTGGAGTGTAGTTAGAGGTTGATGTATTTGAAAAGTTGGTCTGATCACGCTGAACCTTGATACCACCACGCTCATTCTTGGTGTACTGTACCTCGTCACCCACTTTGTAGGAGGGAGAGGTTGATTTGGCGAGAACATCACCGCTATCGTTATTGTCAAAAGCGATGTTGAGGATGTGAAATTCCTTCCACATACGCCCCGAGTCTTGTAGGCTTACGATTTTAGGCATTTTTAAGGGATTGAGTTAAATTATTTAAAAAGGCGATGTTGTTGAGAATGTGTTGTTCGTGGTTCTTTTTAGCTTCTGCTAATTCGCATTCCAGGCGAACCACCCGCTCCTCAAGCCATTGGATGTATGAGTTGTCGGTCATCAGAACAATTTGTTAAAGATGAAGTCTTGCGTTTCTAACTCCGCTTTCAATACGGGATTGCTTACTGCCTCAAGGGCATCAATGCGCTTTTGCATTGCTTCTATACGAGCCTCTAACAAATCAATGTAGGACTCGTAGGTTTGGGGGGAGAGATTGTAAATCATAGTGTGTTGATTTGATTCTTCAACGAAACTATGTTGAAATTTTTAATCTACCAAATCTCCCGTGAAAAAAATTTTAGAGGTGTTCTTCTCAAGTTCGGGATTGTAGATGATGGTGAGCTTGGGGAAGTAAACCTTTGTGTCATCCTTCACCCCTCCCCAATCCTTGAGGGCATCCATTGAGAACTTGACTGCCATAATGCAGTTATCAATGTCGTAGCCAAGATTGGTTTCCAGGCGAACGGCTACGCTCTTAAACTCAAACTTGTCGTACTGATCTAACTGCTCAAGCACTTCGGCTTTGAACTTGTCCTTTGCCTTCTTTCTAATCGCCCAATGCTTACTTGCATAGAAGGCGTTTAGGCTTGGGACTTTGCCTATCTCAACGCTTATATCCACAGCGTTCAGCAAAGTGGGGATCAAGGTCATAGATTTGAGATAGGTACTCTTGCTCTTTCTTCAGAGCCTCTTGTCGTGCTTCGTATGTTTGTTCACAGTTAGCAAACAACATCGCAGCCGATTGAAGGAGATTGTCAATCTTCCTTTTCGTTGACTTGTTGGTATAGTAATGCCATTCCATCGGATTTGTGTTTTGCTGATGCATTGTGGAACTCAAAGTATTCAAGGTGGTTAGCTGACTTATGGGTTTGGTGTTCTAACTCACGTTGAAGGTGAGCAATGGCTTTCTTGATGTCTTGGGTGATTGGGTTGTTGGGTTTCTTGCCAGCTCGTAGGAGGTAGGTGATCGCAGTACCCAAGTTGTAGTTGTCCTCTTGGAAATCAAGGACTACATCAAAAGCCTCTATGGACTTGTACTTGCCAATGTAATACTTTGGAGTTTTACTCATCAGTACAAAGGTATCATTTTTTTTGATTGTCAACCTCCGCTTGGCTATCGCCAAGATCATCCCAATAGATGAAATGCCATCCTTGATGATCGTTATGAGTTGTTCTTCCTCCGCGCTCTTGCTCTTGTTCGTTCTTCATCTGCATCAAGTGGATAATCCATAAAACCAAAATGAGAAAGGAAAGGGTTTTGATAGTCATCGGGTATCTCACCTCTCTCTATCCTATCCCAATGCTTTCTCTTTTCTGCTTTAGTCATAGTCCAGCAGAGTATTTGGCAATAGCCATCAATTCATCTGGACTTGCGTTCATTTTTAATCTATTTGCTCTCATAGATATGACAACAACATTGCCTTTAACATAACCACCATTGGGGTCAAATCTATCTAATGAGGGTGAGTTATTTGACATTACTTCACTAAAATAATTTAACTCAATACCAAGTACTGGACAATGGCTTGGAAAAGTTAAATCTTCAACACATAAATCAAAATCAACATTGTTTTTAACACAATAGTTTTTCTTTTGATTCAATAATTGTTTGAATTTAAATGATAGATATGATTTAAACATTGATTCAACATCAATAGAATCTAAATATCCATCTTGTAGATTTAGTTTCATAGTTGCTAAACTAACTAACTAATTTCAACAAACAACCATAACTATTCAACAACTACTACTACTCAACTACTACTATCCAACTAACTTAACTATCTCTACCCCCCTATAGTCCCCCCTTCTCTTTTTTCTTTGATTTAAGAGGCTTTCTCCCATTGACCCATACGCACATACCACTCCGCTATGTTGAGTGGCTTAAAACGCACGAAAAGCACCTTAAAACAACTTTTGGACTACTGTTCGGACAA